CGGCAGTGACGGCATCCGTCGCCTCCTTACGTCACCCGCCCGGTTCGTCGCGTGACGAGGCGCACTGAGGGCCGTTCGAGGCGCACTGAGGGCCGTTCGAGGCTCTGGGCATTCCATATTCTAGAATCCCATACCCATATCCTCGTTCGTCGCGTGACGAGGCGCACAACGCGGAGTTTGACCTGTTTCGTCGAGGCTCGAACGTGGTATTATGAGAAGCATTATGACCTGCGGTGACCACGGTGGCAAGAAGGCGAACGGCGACCCGTGCAAGCAGCAAGTCAAGTTGGGATTCACGCGCTGCCCCTTGCATGGTGCGGCGAATCCTATCTCGAAGATCAAGGCCGAGCAGATGCTCGCCATCGCTCGAATCCCGGCCATCGAGGCGCTCTACAAAATCCTGGATCAGTTCGACCAGAACACTTGCACCACATGCGGATTCCCCGTCGGGACGGCGGAAGAGAAGCGAATGATCATCCAGGCCTGCCGGACAATCCTTGACCGTACTGGCATGGGGCCGCACTCGACGTTCACGTTGACGCCTCAGACAGACGGGCCACTAAATCTGGAAATCCTGACGCCTGAAGAGCGCGGGGAACTCCTCGGCCACCTCGCGCAGATCAAGGCGATCAAAGACACTATCAGGAAGCGGCAAGTTCTCGGACCGACGACCATCCAGTAGAGGCACTTCACCCATGCGAAAGTGGCTGCCATTTGTTCTTGGTCTCATGTTGGTCAATCCGGCCATTCAAGCGGCCAACTGGGATCGAGTCGCGTCATCTGTCGTTCGCCTCTCGATGGGCGTCAAAGATTCGAGCGAGCAGCGGAAGTTCTGGTGTTCGGGCACCATCATTACCAAACGTGCGGTCCTGACGGCGCAGCATTGCGCACCGGAAGAGGGCCAGATTCTCTACGCGGATAATCTGTCCGCTGAGATTGTCTTGGTCGATCTTCCCAATGATCTGATGGTCTTGGACGTGGGCACTGAGCCTACACCTATCGAACGATGGCGACCGATTAAGGTGCGTGGCGAAGACGAGCCTCTTCGATTCGGCGAGCGAGTCGCGGTCTTGGGCTACGGGTTTGGTGTGCCTACACTCATGCAAGGCCCATTGCCAATCCCTCAGTCATTGCCGATGCGCGTGACAGCGTGGCGCTTGATCTGCGAGTCATCATCGGGCATTCGGGATCGCCCATCGTCGATGACCGCGGACGCCTCGTCTCCATCGCGCAGCGCGTCAAGAGTACTTCGACTGGTGGGATCTCGCTGTCAGCGCATCCCTCAATCATCCGCGCCATTGTTGAGAAAGAACACCAACGCGAGCGTTCGCTCAAACACTAGAGGCCTGCACGCTCGCATCAAGTCGGAAGAAGAAGGAAGGGAGGACCAATTGAGGCTTTCATGATGAACTTGAGTGCGCCTAACGAGCCAGATGAACTGCAGTTCGGTCTTGCCGATGCTGAACAGTTGAGTCTTGCGCTCGAGCGCTCGCGTCTGAGGGCCTCGCTCTACGACTTTCTCCTCGCGTGCTGGCCCTTGGTCGAACCCACCAAATCTTTCGTCCCTAACTGGCACATCAACGTGCTCTGTCATGACTTGCAGAACGTCATGACCGGCAACGTGGATTTCCAGCGATGGGTGATCAACATCCCGCCGGGAACACTCAAGTCCATCTTGATCAACGTCGTCTTTCCGGCGTGGGTGTGGGCGCGCTGGCCGCAGAAGCGATTCCTGACGGCCGCGTATGGTTCTCACTTGACGGTGCGAGACAACCTCCGCGTCCGCGGCATCATCGAGTCGCCGTGGTATCAAGCGCTCTTTCCGTTGAAGTTGGAGGATGACCAGAACACGAAGACGCGCTATAACAATGACCGAGGCGGGTGGCGAATTGCGACTTCGATTGGCGGGATGGGAACGGGAGAGCATCCCGATATCATCATCATCGACGATCCGACGACGGCGAAGCAGGCGGCGAGCGAGGCCGAGCGTAGTGCGGCTAACGACTGGTACGACCACACCATGTCTACGCGCGGCGGCGGGCGCCATGTCTACGTCTTCCTCGTCATGCAGCGCTTGCATGAAGATGACTTGTCTGGGCATCTGATCAAGCGCGGCGGGGTGCACCGCGTGTGCTTCCCGATGCGATACGAGAAGTGCACGTGCTCGAGGCCCACGCTGTCATTACCCGAAGAGGAACGTTGCGCCTTGCACCGCGCAGATCCCGAGTGGGCACCAGACCCTCGAGACCCGCGCACTGAGCCCGGCGAGTTGCTCTTCCCAGACATGTTCACTGAGGAAGTGACCAAACGTCTTGAGCTAGACCTTGGGCCCTACGATACGGCTGGGCAACTCCAACAGCGTCCAGCGCCTGAAGGCGGCGGACTCTTCAAGCGTGGCTGGTTCAAGTTCGTAGATGCACTCCCAAAGAACATCACTCGTGAGGCGCGCGGGTGGGACACAGCTTCGACACCCGGCGGCGGGGACTACACGGTGGGCGTAAGGATTGTCGAGCTGCCCGACGATACGTTCATCGTGGCGGATGTTCAGCGCGATCAATTGAGTCCTGCGGGTGTGGACAAACTCATGAAGGCTATCGCTGAGACTGACGGGAAAGACTGCGCGCAGCGTGAGGAGAAGGAGGGCGGCGCGTCCGGCCTAGCCGTCGCCGGGGCGCGAGCGAAACTACTCAAGGGGTTCGACTACCGGTGCGTGCCGATCAGCGGGAGCAAGATCACGCGCTCGAAGCCCTTCCGTGCGCAAGTCGAAGCGGGGAACGTGTCACTCCTGCGCGCATCGTGGAACGAGGAATACTTGCGCGAGTTGTGCAGTTTTCCGACGGCGGCCCATGACGACCAAGTCGACGCGTCTTCGTGCGCGTTCAACGCTGTCCTCCTCGAGCCCAAGAAGCGAAGCGTAGGTGCGATATGGTGAGAAAGTTCAACTGGACATTGTGCGCAGTTGCCTTGGCGATGGTCGCAGCGGTACTTTTGGTGGGCGATCCGCCGCATGCTGAACCGCAGTTCCCCACTTCGACGGTTCTTGGGACGACCGTGACTGCACCGACTGGTGCGACGGTCACGGTGGGCAGCAACACACTCATCAGTGGCGATGCCTTGCAGGCCTCAACACTTGCCGTCGATTCGCAGGCGACTGGCGACTTACTCGCGGCCTCTTCGGACACAGCGTGGGCACGCTTGGCAGACGTCGCGGTAGGGCAAGTCTTGTCGAGTGGTGGCGTTGCTACACTGCCTGCGTATACCAATGAGCCTGCGCTTCAGGCGGGCACGGGAACTGCGACAGCCAAGCCCGCGGGTTTGGTTTGCCAGAATGCTGTTAGTGTAGTCGACAGTGCCACTCAGAATACGTGGTACACCACGACGTGTTCGGTACCCGCCAACACGCTGGCGACCGACGGTGATACTCTGACTGTCGAAGCCCCCAACTTTCTGGCGAACAACAGCAACACGAAAGGCTTCCAGGTCTGGTACACACTGACGACGGCAAATTGCACCGGGCAGACGAGCGGCAGTGCCTGCACCACTGGGTGCTTGATTGTGAGTGGGACGACGAGCGGATCGAATCAGGGTCTGCAACAGAAAGTAACGATCTCGCGCACTGGGTCAGCCACCGAAGTAGGCTACGGTGGATCGCATACGGGCGGAGCGATTGTCGCCACAGGTTACGCCTCATGCGCCATTGATACCACCGCGAATGGACAGATCGTCTTCGGCACACGGAACACGTCTGCGGCCGCCATTAGTTCGCAGGGTTCTTTCCTAAACGTCTGGTTCTCACCGAGGTAACTCGCCATGCGCTTCAAGACACTCGGACAGTTTGCCACGACACTGATGAATCGCTCGAGGTTTGGCAACCTCGGCGGAATCACGTTCGGTGGCAAGCGGGATCTGTATGAAGCCCTTGGCTACGCGCGGAAGTTGTTTCCGGCAGACTACCGTTCTCGCTATCTGCGCAACGCGGTCGCCGCGCGCATCGTCGAAGCCTACCCGAAAGACACGTGGCGAGGCGGCGGAGAGCTTGTAGAAGACGAAGATCCCCAGATCGAAACGCAGTTCGAGACGGCATGGAACGAGTTGAACAAGCGCCTGAACGTCTGGCCTCTCTTCCAGAAAGTCGATATCTTGGCGGGCCTCGGGCGATTCGCCGTCATCTTGCTCGGCGCACCGGGGAAGATGGGGGAGCCACTCGAATCGGCTACAGCTGAGGGTCTGCTCTACCTCTCAGTGTTTGCCGAAGAAGACGCGACGGTTCAGGAGTTCGAGAACGATGCCGAGAATCCGCGCTATGGTCTGCCGCGCTTCTATGCTGTCTCGCGCGTGCAACCGGGAATCTCTACATCGGTTAATTCGCGTCAAGCGGGGAAGCGCGTGCACTTCTCGCGCATCATCCACGTGGCCGACGGACTCCTCGATGATCCCGTCTACGGAACACCGCGCCTCGAGCGTTGCTGGAATCTCATAGACGACCTCGAGAAAGTCACGGGCGGTGGTGCCGAGGCCTTCTGGCGCCGCGCTGACGGGGGCACACAGATCGACCTGGATCCGACGCTGGACCTCACGCCCGCGCAAACTGACGAGATGAAGGCCGAGACCGAAGACTTCGTCAATGGCATGAAGCGATTCATTCGGACGCGCGGCGTGAAACTTAATCGAATGGGTTCGGACGTCGCCGATCTCAAGGGTCCCACTGAAGCCATCATATCGCAGATCTCCGCGGGAACAGGCATCCCGCAGCGTATTCTACTTGGCAGCGAACAAGCGAAGCTCGCCTCACTCCAGGACCGAAGCAATTGGGATGGCCGAGTAGAAGCGCGACGCGCTGAGTTCGCGGAGCCTTTCATCGTTCGAGCATTTGTCGACCGCATGATTGACCTGGGCGTGTTGCCTCAGCCAGTGAAAT